GCTCCGTTTTCTTGTCTTGCGTACATAATTATGGTGTTGTATCTGAAGTATAAGTTGCTATTGCGTAATTTAATATGGCATCTGAATCTGTATCATCTATACAAACTACTTGTATCACATTAGTTCCGCTTGTATCTAAATCACTTGTGCCTACTTTGTTTATTGCGGAAGTAGTAAAATCATCTGATAAAGTAATTACAGCACTTGATAAATCACTTCCTGAAAGTAAAACATCTATCGCTTGTCCTGTTTTAATATTTTGTACATTCAAGGTTGCAGTTCCTACATTACCCGTAAGGTTAAATGCAGCATAAGATGAAGCATCTAAATTTATAGTTCCCGTTGTGGTTGCTATATCTTCTACCTCTGTATATCTTGCTTCTAATTTTGCGTGAGTAACTTGGTCATCTGCAATATGGGCAGTATCTACTGCGCCATCTGCTATTTGGTCTGAATCAACCGCATCATCTGCAAGCCTTGCGTTAGTTACGAAATCGTCAGCATAAATTTCGGTTGTCATATCATTAACTTTTACGAATGCTGCCCTTAGCGAATCTCCTTGTCCGCTATCGGGGCTGTCCACATCTACTTCTTGTCTTGCCATATCTTAAAATTTAGTTTGGTCAACTGTATAATCTGTTCTATCTACTGAAATGGCAGTACTTGCTACGCTAAATGTACTACCGTCATAATTAAATGGGTAGATGTAACCCCAATAGTTTGCTTCGTTTACATTTCCTGCAAAAGAAACTTCGTATGTTTCTCCCCAACCTATTGTGTTTCTTCCGTGCCAATCAATTATTGATGCCATATTTATACAATACTTTTTGTTTAGTTTTGTTATACTTGGCTAAATACTCTTTTAGCTTTTTTATATTTTCTGTTTTTGGTTTATATTTCATAAAATCCAACCCTCAAAGGATGCGTTTTTATCAGGATATACGTCAGCGTTTGTATTAGTATAATATTCGGGAAAATTAGCCGAAGCGTTAAAACTCATATACTCTATGAATCTATCCGTATAATACTGCGCTATGTTTCTTTCTTTTTCAATTAAAAAATCTATTTCGTTTTTTTCAACGTTTGTAGCATTTTCAGAACTGCGTTTAAATACACCGTTGTTTGCTATCGTATATGCGCTAAAAGGCAAAAACTCTACCATTGCCCAATGAATGAGCATTGGTTTAATGTAGTCGTTTACCAAAGTTAGATATGCACCACTCAAAGATGATGCCTCTATATCGGTTTGTATTTTTTCATATAGGTCAGTTCCAAGATAATTTTGCACGTGTATTTCCTGCGCTATTTTAACGTATTGAATAAACTTATCCGTATCTATATTACCGTTTAAGCTACTGTGCTTTATTAGGTCATTTCTTGTTATAAATATTCCTGTTGCCATTTTATCTTGGTTTTAAGAATCCTTTGTTAGGCATATCTGTTGGTCTTTTAGCCACTTTAGGGTCGTTTGTTTCGGGTTTAAAACCCTCTTTGCGTGCCTTGTTTACACTTATTTCTGCATTTGGATTAGTTGCATCAGGGTTTACGTCTTTTGCCATATACGTTTTGCGCATCCAAAAATGATGACAAGCGCCACCGCCTTTATAGAGCCAAATGTCATAAGTTGATGCACCATTAGCACCCCATCCTGCATTTACCGCTTTTGTGCTCATTTGCATTATATCTTCTTTGCGATATATCTTTTTAGCTGCAATCATTTTTTTACAAAAATCCCTGCTTACACTTTTACCACCTTTAACGGTTTCTTTTAATGGTGAATACTGATAACGTACTTTAAACTTCATATCGTCAACTTCCGCATCTTGTTCGCTTTTCGCGTTTGGTCTTGCTGTTCCCGTAGAAGCTAAACCTATCATTTTATCTAAGGCTTCTTCTTGGTCATAATCTACGGGTCTTTCATCTACAAGAATCCAATCGTCTAAGTTTTCATCTTCACCTAAATCTATTAGGTCATCCGCTAATTCGTCAGGCAAATCAGAACTTAATTTTACACCCGTTTCTTCTTCACGTGCCTCATTAGTAAGTGCGTTGTCTGTGTCGATAAAAGCCAAAGGCTGTAATGTTTTAAAATAAAGTTTAAGGCTAATTCCATTAACAGCTAATATATCATCTAAGCAATCTGTGATTAAATCTTGGTAAGGTTTAATTGTAATGTTGTCAAACAACAAGGATGCTGTTTCTATTTCTTCACTATTTGAACCTAATCCGTTATTTTCTGTTCTAATACCTAAAAGTAAAGGTGATGTAACTCTATGCGCTACTATTAATTTATTTTGGCACTCCCTTGATAAATACTCATAGTGTTGTGGTGCATCATTAAGTGGTAAATCGTCAACGGTTGTTTTACTTTCTGCATTGTTGTTAAAGGCTATTATAACCTTTTCACCCCTTGAACCTGTTAGCTTGTGCATTACATCGTTCTTAACTTGCATTTGTTTTTCTCTATCAGGCACACCGTTATTAAAGTTGACTACTTTAGTTCCGCTAAATCCGTTCTGTACGTCATTAATTAAGTAGTCAGATATTACAGATTCAAGTTCTGCATAAGCCAAACCACCTTGATAATCCACAGGACAATAGTAGTCATATCCTGACACGTATTTTTTTATTATTTTAATTTCGGGTTCATTTCCGTTGCCAAAGCCAAATGCTGCTATTCTTTTAGGCTTGTCGCTTCTTTTTACCTTAGCCCAATTATGATGATAATAATATGCTTCTATTTCCCCATCTTCGTTGCATTTTTCAGCCCTTAGTGTTTGTCTTGGAAAATGTTCTGCTTTTTTTACTTCACCTTTTTGGTAAAGCACTTGCATACTACCCTCACCTAATAACTTTAAATCTAATACAACTTTTCTTAAACAAGAATCAGAAAATATAGACCGCATTGCAGCGTATTCGTTTGTCTTTTTGTTGCTGTCTAAAGCTTCTAAGCCTTTACCATAAATCATATTAGCAACACCGTTTATAATAGCGTTGTTTGTTGTTGATTCTGTGTAAAGGTCTATAAGGTATTGGTAGTAGTCATTATCTTCACCATATTCAACCCAATCACGGTTTTTATCCTCGCTTATTTTAGGTCGGTTGTATGAAGCTAAATTAACTATATGTAAATTATCCATTATAACGTAATAAATTCGTCTGTTGTGCTATGTGTAATATATTCACTTTCGTTTACTGTGTAATCAGTAACAGTTTGATTTGTGCAATATATTTTATCCCTATAAATAACTTCTAAGCCACTTTTAATCGTTAGGATATAGTAGTTATTCTCTTTTAAGCTAAAAGTGCCTGTAAACTCATTAAAATACAAATTAGATGATATTGTCGTTACATCTTGATTGTAAACTTCGGAACTTGTTAATTCGTTTGTTATGGTAACGTTGTAAGTTGCTCCGCTTGTAAATTCTCTTAGAATAAACTTTAGTGTTTGCTCACTTGCACTTTCTTGTAAAACTATCATACTTATACAATAGTTTTTTTTGTTTTTTGTTAAGTATAAAAAAAGGGGCTTAATAGCCCCTCTCTTAAATCAAAATGAAAATTAGGAATTAGTTCCCTCTGTAATTGTTACTGTTGCGCTTGTCATACCATCGTATGGGTCTGCTGCTGTTGGTGAAGCTACAAAGTTAGCAGGTTTTAATTCTTGTGCGTTTAACGTGATTGTATATCCGCTTAAATCGCCCATAGCTGCGCCTGTGGCTATGCTTCCGCCTGTTACTTCTGCACCGTGTTCAAGACCCATTACAAACACATTACCGTTGTAATCTTCTACCGCAACGTGCGGTCTGCCAAATGCTAATAGTTTTAATTCTTTGTTATCCTCTTTGCTTAACTTTTTTAAAGTAAGGTTAAGGGTTTGGTCAAAGAAAGTAGTACCGTTTTCTCTTGAAGATGTAACAGCTTGTTCAAAACTGCTATTCCCTTTTAATTCGTATTTGTATGCAGTAAAAGTACCATCCATATCAGTAATTTCATCGTCTGTTTGCGTTACCGTACCGAAATCTCCAAAATCTGTAAAGTAAACTGCTCTTAGACCACCAACTACGTCTTTACAAGGTTCTTTTCTGCCTTTAGTTAAATCACAAGCCATATTTTTTTATATTAAAAAAGGGCAGGCAGATATAGTACCACCTACCCTCTTATGTTAGTTAATCAATTATTAGTTAGCAGAATTTGGAATTCCGTAAGTTACGATGTCATCAACGATTCCGTATTGTACACCTGCTGTAAATCGCATTACAACACGTACGTTATCAGAACCATCAAGGTCGCTCATATCTAATACTTTTACTTCGTTATGGTCAGCTAATAGACCTGTTCCGAAGAATAAGTTAGATTTTTCTGCTGCAATCATATCGTTGTCGGCTAAACCGTTTGCAACAAATATTTTCACGCCATCAAATGAAAGACCACCGTTTTGATACCACATTGTACCGTTTCCACCGTATCCATTAGCACCGATTCCTGCGATACCTACGTTTTCATCAGCAGCTACATTTTGTAATGTAGTACTTTGAAATCCACCTAACGCTCTTACATAGGCTCTTGCTACATTTTGAGAAACATAGATGAATAAATCTTCGCTACCGTAAAGCGCAGATGGAATAGCATCAACTACTTTTCCAATTTCTGTAATTACGTTTGAAGCTGTAACCGTTGTACCTGCAATTTCGTTTCCTGTTGGTAGGTCAGCATCAGCAGCTAATAAAGTAGATAATCCATCAAATTGACCTGACGTAGAAGTATCACCTGCCCAAATTGATTGCTCCGTTCTTTGTGCTACTTTAGCTGCAACGTGTGCAATTAAAAAGTCTGAAAAAGATGGTGGTAAATTGTGATGCGCTGAATAGCCCATTTGAATTGCTTCCCAATCAGAAATGAAATCTTTCTTGCAAAGTTGCAAATTTACCTGCTGAAATTCGGGTTGAAGTACTCTTTCTGTTAGGGTAATTGTAGAAGTTGCAGTAAAATCACAAGAAGCATCTTTTACAATGTCATCTGTGCTTACTTTTTTAATAACCTCTTTGAATTTAACGTTGGGCTTTACTGTAATCCCCCCGTTTTCGATTGTTGAACCACTTAACAAGGCAGCAGATATATATTCACCTGCAAACTCACCTGCATAAGTAGTCGTAATTGAAGTTGTTGTTGCCATTTAAATTATTTTTTTAGGTTTACAATTCTATTTAAAACTCTATCCATAGTAGTCTGTGTTCTTTTTTGACCATATAGATTTAAGTTTGGTTTTTCTTTTTGTTCAGGATTGTGTGTTACTTTTTCAAGTTTCACTTCTTCCTCTTGTGTAGATAATTCTACTTCTTCTTCTTCAGGCTTTTCTTCGCTCATTTCTTCCTTGCTTTCAATCATTGATTTAATTTCTTCAACCATTGATTTTAATTCTGCAAGTTCTGCTTTTGTTGCATAGCCCATTTCTTCTTCCTTTTCGGCTTCTACTTCTTCGGATTCTTCTTCGGCTTCGGGTTGTCCAATAGCAGCAATAATGCCCTCTTGTTCTACCTTTAACATTTCGCCATCTTCTAAAGTATATTCACCTACGGGTAAAGCCACTCTTTCATCTTCTGTTATAATGAAAACTTCACTACCAACAGCAAAATCTTCTGATTCTATAACAGTTCCGTTTTCTAAAGTAGCTTGCGCCAATTTTACTTCTTCAACTTCCTGTCCAAGAAGTTCTTTTACTTTGTTTAACATATCTGTCGCTTTCATATTTATTACAATAAATTGTTTTTAAGATTGTTGTGTTTTTATAATGCAGATGCTACTTCTCCTACTTTAGATGCATATTTATTCAAATCAGAAATCCAAGTATCAGCAGCATACGATTGAGGAAGAACTTGGTCAATATCAATGCCCAATTCTTTTGCTTGTTGCTCTATTTTTTGTTCTAATTTTTGCAATCTTTTAGCATCTCCTTCTAATTTGTTTAATTCAGCTTCTACTTTTTGTAGGATAGCTACTTGTCTTTGTGCACCTTTAACAATGCTACTATATATGCCATCTGCATCTTGAACTAAAGATAATTCTACTTTATTTTCTTTCTCTTTAGCTAACTTGGTAATTATCTTTTGTACGCTTGGTTTCATATCTTATATAACATTTTTAATTGCTGATATTAATCTTCTTGATTCTCTCTCAAGTGCATCTACTTCATCTATGGCTTTTGCTGCTGAAGGGGATAATTTACTGTCTAAATCTTTAAATACACCTTTTATATCGTTTGCTTGATTGTCTGCTCTATTTATAATATCTTCTAATTCATCTGTTATTTGGTATGCTCTATTAACAGTATTTCTTGCTTCTTCGATTCTCTTTTCAGCCTCATCAATTAAACTGAACCCTTGTGTAGTAAGTTTATCTAAATCTTGTATTTTTCCTAACTCTACTTTCTGCTTAGAAAACTTCTGTAATATCTCTTTTTGTTTGTAGTCCATATTAGTACAATTAATTTATTTAACGTTTGTTATATTTTTAAGCTTTCTTTTGAATTATAAACCATTCTGTACCATCTGACCATAGAGCAATACCTTCATAAGATTTATTTATTTCATACGCTGCTGTACTACCATCTAAGTTTTGACCACTCGCAGGGGTTAAATCAACTCTTGTGCTTGCAGTAAATGTGCTGTCTGTTATAAATCTTAAAACTCTGTTTGTAGAATTTGACGATGTGGCATCGGGCAAGGTATAAGTAGCTGTGCCTGTTGCACCACTCCAAGTAAGTTTTATCATCATAGCGTTTGCATAATCAGATGAATCTAAATCTACTGATTGACTTGCGCTTGCAGTTTGCGCTTTTGTAATTATATGATTTGTAATATCATTTATTGTAGCTTTTTTGGTTGTGCTACTTTGTACTAAAGGAACTTGCTCCGTGCCTGTTAGTGTAGTAGCATCTGTAAGTTCGCTAATTTTTTTATCTGCCATTATTGAAATAATTTGTGTGTGTTTTCTTGAACAAATTTATCACCATCTTCTGTATATAAATGAAACAAGTATCTTGTTATATTGCCTATGCCTTGTGCTTGGAAGCTACCATCGCAACACTTTCTTGAATATGTCCCATCTTTGCATAAACAACCCCTGCGGTCATCTTGTGGGCTTGGATTTCTTTCTCTGTAATCTCTCATTTGATTGGTACGCAGTTTGGCACTCTTTTACCGTTTTTCATTTTAAATCCTATCATTTCATATCCTGCTTGACAAGGTTCTTTAAGAGATGCTTCTAATAAGTCTAATTCTCTTAGTTTACTTCCTGCCCATCTAAGTCCTGCTTTTCCACCCCATAAAAGATAAGATATAGTGCCACACGCTTTTGTGTCGCTTTCATCGTAATACTCCGCTGCCCTGCTTAGGTAGCTGAACATTCTTTTTATTGTTTCTACACTTACAGCCTTTCCTTGTGCAAGTTGTTGCGCTCTTACTTTTCCTACTTGTGTTGCACATTTATTGTTTACTTTCTCATTTAGTTCTAAACCTCTTTTTGCATTGTTCTTTACACCGCTTGGATAGTCTGTAAAACTTTCCATTTCGGTACGTTGTCCGCTTTTTAAACGTTTGTCTTTTTTTATTATGCCTTTAATTTGTCCTAATAGGTATTCAGCTTCTTCTTCTTCTATTTGTGCAAGTTCGTCTTTTAAGGTTTTGTCTTTTGGTCTTTCTGCTTTGTCAGCAAAATACCCTTCAATAGAAAACCCTTTAACTTTTCCTGTTTTGACGTAATTTTCCCAAATGTCATCGTTTAGTACTTTCATAGAAACCATCCAAGTTCCTAATGGTACTTCCATATTGTACATTTTGGTTTTGTCCTTGTCTTTATCTTCTACAATCCAACTTTCAACAACCGATAAGCCCGTTAATGGCATTTGATGCTCTAAAGTAGAATTGTTTTGGTTTCCGTTTATAAAAAACAACTCACTCGCTTTGCGTACCGTATCTCTTGAAAAATAAATATAGTATTCGTTGTCCTCATTTCTTCGGTAGATAGGTTTATTAGGAATCAAAGCTGCGCCCATTAATATTCGCTTTTCTTTGTCAACCTCTGCAAGTTTAAATTCTTGGTTTTTTAATGCAACAAAATCTTCTTCTATTGCAGGACTTTCAACAACGCTTATGGCTTCAATTCCAATGGCATCATCTTCGTCTAAGATTAGTTCTATAATATCCATATTAGTACAATATTATTTTATTGTTTTTGTTAACCTAATGCAGCACTTGATTCTATATTTCTATCTAATGCTTGTTGGCTTGATACTTCACTACTTACAACAAATGCTTTTACAGGTTTTTGTTCTTGTGTGCCTATTGCTTCAGCTAATTGATTTTCAGGTGCTGCTCCTACTACATTAAATGCAGGTGCTTGTCTGCCACCACCACCACCGCCGCTCGGACTTATAGAACCTGATGGATTTTGCATATTTTGTTGTTTAATCTTAGCTACATTTACCGCTGCAAATCCTGCTGCTAAACCTGCTTGCACAAATGGATAAGCAGGAAACACCGATGTTATTGGTGATGCTGCTGCTGTTTTATAAGCTGATATGGTGGCTTGTACTCCCTCAACCGTTGCTTGTGCTATCGCAGCAATTTTTGCTACTTCGCTTCCCTCTTTTGCTATTGCACCAATTAATTCAAATGACCTTGATATTATTTCTAACTTAGCCATCATCACATCTTCTTCTAATTGCACACGGGCTTGGGCATCTTCTTTTTCTTTTTCTTTTCTTTCTTGTAATTGTTCTAATTCTTTTGTGTGTGCTTCGGCTTTTGCATCGGTTAACTCTTTTTCTAAACTAATACGATTAATTATTTGTTCAGAACGAAAACCCTCTATTTGTGCAAGTACCGCTTCTCTTTCATTTTGCGCCTCTAATAAAGCAATATAGTTTTCTTGATTTTGATTTTTTTCATATTCACGTCTTGCTGCTTCTATCGTAATATCAACGTTTTCAAGCATTTTTTCTGCTTGTTCGTCTAATATTTCACCTAATCTATTATTGGCAGCAATACGTTCTTCTATTGTTTTGGTTTCGTCATCTCTAAGTTGTCTTTGTTGCTCCGCTTGTCTATCGTACTTTTCTATTAATCCTTGATTGATGACCGCAGCAACTTCCGCAGCTTTATTTAATTCAACCGTTTCTTTTGCAGCAGATAAAGTTGATTTTGCATAGTCTTTTATTTTATTGGTAACTTTTGTTACCGCTTCATCCATTTTTAAAGTTTCTTGTGTATTTCCAACAACAACCTCACTTAGGTTGCCTACCGCTTCTGAAGCAGTTTCGTATGCGCCCGAAAAATCACCTTTAAACACTTTTATTAAAGCACTACCTAAACCACCTATTCCTTGTATTAAGTTTTTAACTCTTGTTAAAATTTCTACACCTATAAGTCTTGAAAATTCAGTAACTCTTTTTAAAGTATCATTGCCAAAGATAGAATCAATAAAACCTGATGCTGTGTTTATATTTTTTGAAAGAAAATTAAAGAAGTCATTAAAAGCAATACTTAATGCTTCAAATGTAGTACTAAAGGCATCTGTAACCTTTTGGTTTTGATTGAATACTTCACCTAACTTTGCAAAGGCTGCAATAGCTAAACCTACACCTGCTGCTTTTAGTGCATTGCCAATACCCTTTACTCCTTTAGCAACTCCTTTAGTTCCATCTTTAACTTCTTCAAGGTTGCTATCAATACGCTTTACGCTTTTGGCAACACCATCTAAATCGTCTTTAGCTTTATCAACCTTAGCCTCTATTTCTATTATTTTCGTTTGGCTCATAATCCTTTCTTATGTTGTTTGTATGCTTCCCTAATACTTTCAGGGTATTTGTTTTTTCCTAAAGCAATATCAATGTATTGACCTCGCCAATTTTCTTGCTTTGCAAATTCTAATAATTCTATAATATTCGTTAACATTCTGTACCTAAATCATAAATTTTAATTTCTCCTGATGATGTTAAAGATGAATAACATATACATCCATTTATAAATACCATTCCCCAAGGTTTCAACACAAATGTTTTTTGTGCGCCATTGTCTAAGTAAGAAATAGTATTATCTGCTGCTGTCCAATTTCGTAATTGTATGTAATTGTAACTAACACCCGAACAACCTAATGTAGTTGCGTTCTCTTTCTTTTCTGTTATTGCATCTGCAAACGCATATTCTTCATTTGTATTTGTACGTGTATAAAATCTCCAATACACCGTATCACCGCTTGACAATCCTGTAACTTGATGCGTTACATCTCCTGTAAACGTATGCTTGTTAAATGATGTTGTTAAGATTGGTACGTGCGTTGCAGTTGTTTTTAATGTGTCTATGTTATCCGAGTCTAAATCTGATTCGGTTGTAGAATAGAAAAATCCGTATTCATCTAAATTAGGTGTGTTACCTATTTTACCCAATACACTAATATTGTGTTTTAAGTATATCGTTGTGCTTGTTGGGTCAGGTTGTGTTACGTCTGATAGTGTTGCTTTTGTAACTACTAATGGAACTGTTGTTTCTGTTTGTTCAGGCTCATTTGGTTCTTCAATATCGCTTGGAATTACTTCTTTAGTTGATTTAATTCCTTGACCATCAAAGCTACAATCTGAACTTACTTTTAATCTAACGTTAGAAACACTTACACCCGTGTCATCCACCGTGATACAGTTAGCATTAGGTATAAATTTATCAGGTATAATAGGCTCAACGGTAATTAATTCCCCTGCTTGTTCTTTTACGTTTATTAACTCTAAAGTACTTTGATTAGTTTCAAAGTTTGTAGTTAGCTTATTTATCTTATAAAGGTTTTCAAATATTTGTACTTTGTCTGCTAAGCTTAGATTAAGAATTATATTTAAAGGTAGATATGCTTTAGTAGTCGTTAATCTACGTTGTGGGTCAAATATTTCTTTTACATATTTCTCATAATAATTAGAAAACAATGTTTGCTTATATGGCACTAATCCATATTCGTTTAATTCTGCGCTAAAATTAATACTTACAGAATCATCAGTACTTACAGAATTTGATGGAATAAAAACCCCTGTATGTTGTACTAAATCACCATCACTTTCTATTACCCCTATTGTTGCATTAACTTGTATTGGATAAAATAATAAAGGCTTACCTAAATTAGGTTGTTGTTTAATGTCCGCTGACCATCCCCATTGCAAATCCGTAAAACTATCGCCATTAATGTCTTTTAGCCTTTCGTATTTAAAATGTTCAAAAGGTAAAGTTATTTCGTAGCGTTGCCCCTCAAATTTATCACTTGCTTTATAGTCTAATCTTCCCCAATCTTGATAAAATAATTCCCTATGATTTTTAGCAAAAAAATTATCTAAGCCACTATATTTTAAATCTACTTGTTTGTATGGTAAAACCGAATCAACGCTTTGCTCTGTTTTATCTATAAATTCTGTTGCATCCCATATCTTAGTACTGCTTGCATAAAATTCGTCTAATGTTTTAACCTCAACCGTGCCATCTTTTTCAAAAGAAGTTAAGTTAAACATCTTGAATATACCCGTTAAAAAGTCAATTACTTTTATATCAGGCAACTGATTGTTTACCGTTACCTCAACATCTGACAATACCTCCGCCTGTGCTGTAAATTTTATTGTTTGCTTGCCTATTTCAGGAAATACCGCTTTTCTTTGAACCATAAAAGTAGCATCAAATACAGATGGTGTGTCTGATTCTATGCCAAAGGTATATGTGCCTGCTTCTAAATTTATTTGCGTGTCATTATCGTGCTGTAAATCACGCCATTCTAAATTGTCATTAAGTTCTATATTGTCGTATCGCTCAAAAACTTTTCCATCTTTAAATATAATAAAGCTAAAAGGTGTATCAACGCTTGATGTTACCGTTACCGATAAGCTTCTTACTCTTTCTTGTTTTTTTCCGCTATGTGATATTTTAGGTGTAGTAAAATTATTTCCTGTAATATCAATTACATCATCATTATTATCAGTAACTGTAAAACCATTAAAATACGTTACGTTCCCCTCATCTTCAAACAACCCCCCTGTTTTGTTATGTAGCCACATATAAAGGTTATAGAATGGCTCATTTGTAGTACTAAAAAAATCTTCACTAAAAACTATTCCGTATTGCCTTTCTATTGCCTTGATTATAGGATAAACTCTTAGCGCAGGTTTAAGCTGTGAAAGTTGTAATCCGTTTGCGTATGGTGCAGATGCACCTGTTTCGTATGCTATATTGTTTTGTTCTTCACTATTTTCATTTGCTGCTGCAAAACCCGAATCGTATATAAATCTTTTACTGTGTGATATTAATGGAAATATGATAGAATCAGTAAAAATTTCATCTTCTATTGAAATATCTAAACCGTTCTGTAAGTAGGTTTTTATATTAGTATCGTTATAGATAAATGTGAAGTTTTTTAGGAAGTCTAATGTGCTAAGATTGTCCTCACCTATAAGGTCTTTTATGTTTATACCATTACCAAAAAATGTTAGCTTATATGTATGTGCTTTGTTGTCTTTGCGTGTTGCTCCCTCTAATTTTATTCTGCCCTCTTTAAATACTTCACCATTTAAGTAAAGGGTAGCACTCTTTTTTCTTCTTGCATCAAATCCTATGATATGATAATTGTAAAAGTGCTTAAATATTTTGTTGTTGTTTTTGGAAGCAGGAACATTAAAAGTACGTGAAAAATCAGTAAATACTTTTTCTATATCTTTTACATCTTGTAAAGATTGTGTAAGTGTTATTGATTCGTCATCAAATAAATCTACTTCTTGGTTTTCTACAAATAGCTGAATGTTGAACATTAGCGCACGTTGTTTATTTTGTTAAATGCAAAGTCAAAATCTACGGTGTAGTTAGCTAATCTATCATTTACACTTGTTTTAAAGGTCATTGATTTGCTCATAGGAATTATTGGTACTGTTTGGTTGTCTTTCCTAATCCATACATTTTCGCTTAAAAACAATTCCTCTATGGTTTGGTTAAAATCTTCACTAACAAATCCTGTGTTCATTTGTAGGCTTGTTTTTGCATTTGTATTATATCTTTCTTCTTGTCCATTATAAACAGGATAAGAAGCTGTTGAATTTACAACTGTGTTTCTTTTAAATCTTTCATCGGTTACGTTCATTGTTTCTACCGATTTTTTAAAAAAGTATATATCTTGATATGCACCTAACTTATTTACAAAAGTTACTTTATAGGGTGTAAACTTTGGTTCACATACATTGTAAACTGTAATCGTTTTTAGTAGGGTTGAATCATCTGTATCATAAACTTGTATAGTAGAACTATCTGCAGGAATGGTAATGTATTGTATTTTTTGGTTTGTATTACCGTTGTCTGTTATTTGAGTATCTACTGAATCAATAGTAACTTTACCTACTCCCTCTGCAAATATTGGTAATTTACCTGCTGTTCCCTCTAATAAGTAAAGCGTGTTTGTGCTTATTAAAGCATTTCTTGAAAGTTCAGGATTAATTTCATCTTCAAAATAACCGTAGCCATCTAAGGCTAAATATGTTTCTGTATAAGGGCTTCCATAGCTAAATACTTGGTCAGAGTCATCATACAAAGTAACCACAGCAGTTGCCCATACGCATTGTGAAATATAATCATTGTTGAATGTTTGGCTTATGTAATCTCTTACTAACTCACCAATGTCAAAAAGTATTTTAGTATTATTTCCTACTATATTTTTTTGTAGTGAATATTTAAGGTCTGCCGATGTATAAGAACCCGAAATACCTGTATATATGTATAAATCAACGTTTGCTGTCTTTAGTGCCATATTAATATAATTTAGAAAGTGTTTGGTAGCCCGATGACGAACTGTTATTGTTATATTGCCATACACCGATAATTATTTCGTTTCTTACTTCTAAAACATATATTAAATTAGGTTGTATTTGTCTTGTTCTTTTGCTGTTCCAAATTCCTACAAATATATTTCCCCAATTATTTAAAACATATCTTACATTACTTGTGCCTTCACCAAACACTAATCCTAAAGGTGTGTTAACCCATTCAGACGGTGTATCGCTAACTAAACTAACAGGATTGGTAAAGAACTTCCAATTTTGTTTTGTGCCTCCGACTCTACCATTCAGTTCCATATCTTCCTGTGAATTAAAATGTGTTGGTGATTTATACCATATATTCGTTCCAACTGTTGGTGCTTCGGCAGCAGGTTGTGTTAATGTAACATCACAAGGTATATTAGCACCTCCACTATTAGAGTAACCGCTTGCAGGTGGTGTTATTTGAAACGTTACAGTTCTTGGTGTTTCCGTAAAAACCACATCAAATCCATTAGGGCTAAAGCTATCAATACTACCCTCTGCTGTTGTTCCTCTTAAAATAGAACCACTTTGATAAATAGACTGTCCTGTTAATCCTGCTATATCACAAGTAAATTCAGGTAATGTTGTTGGTGCTTGTTGTTCAAATGTTTTACTACATATAAATGTATCACCTGCGTTTGTATATCCATCAGGTACTGTAATGTCAAAAAATAATGTTACGTCTTGTGCTGAGCCTCCTGTGTTTGCAGATACACTTGTTATGTGTGCGCCTCCTGATGTTAAACTTTTTGCGGTTATTTCACCCGTGCTTAATGGGTCTGTTATTGTTCCATCTTGTGCTACTTCACCACCTCTTAGGTTTGCTGTTGTACAATCAAAAGCAGGTAAACTATCTACCGTAATTTGAATAGGTTGTACAGCATCACAAGTTAAAGGGTCGCCATCTGTTGCTTCCACATTAATAGTATATGTACCACCAATATTTTGGGAAGTCAAAGTTAATGTACTGCCACTTATAGATGATTGTATTACATTAGGAAAAATATTATCTATTGAATAACCTGATATTGGGTCAGTTCCTTGTGTGAAATAAGAACTTAAATCTATCGTTACTGAATTACCATTTGCTGCAATAGTTTGGTTTGGAATAGTTCCGTCTGTTGTTACACCCCCTGTACAAGTTACTTCGGGTTGTGTTGTTTGTGCATCACAAGTTATAAAAGCACCTGTTTCGTAGTTAGAAAAATTTTGTGGTATTAATATTTTAAAAGAAACTGTTCTTGCGGTTGCGGTTGAAACTGTTGCGAATTTGTTATCGCTAAAATCCGAATCAGTACTTGTGAAAGAGTCTATATCTCCATAATCTAATGTTGGCAAAGTTATTATGCCTTGTTGGTCAACCTGTAACCCTTTAAGGTTTACTAAATCACAAGTAAGTGCAACCGATGGCACACTTGGTTCTTCTATTTCTAAATAAAACGGACTTCTTACATTTATTTTAGTACTCATTTCAATCTATCTTCTTTTAGTGTAAATGCCAAAAAATCTTCTACGTCTAAACCAAACTTTTCTATTAGTTCATCGGGAAGTTTATCATAGGCTTGTTCAAACGGTTTTGTAAAAAACAAACTTGGCTTAATTCCTTTTATATATATTTTTCTTGCTATTAAATATCCTATTGTTTGATAGTTGCCTTTTTGAAATCTGCCTTGTTCATCTCTTAGCCTTATGTTTCTTTTTTTTGCCCATTGTGCTAATGGCTTAATAGGTGGCATTTTAGTTGTATAAGAATATGGTGTATTGTATTTCTTTTGTGTACCACTTACACCTTTGTCTTGATACAATCCGTAATCTTCCATTTCGAACGTTACATTAACAGAATTGGGCATAACCTTAACAAAACCCTTTAGACTATTATAAAGCGATTTAGACACGTTCTTTTTGCCCTTAGAAAGCCTTGACCTTGATTGTTGTATTACAAAGTTCTTAAAGGCTTCTAATGCTGCTTCTGTTTTTTCTAATCGCATATCGTCATATCGTTTTGCACTATAAGGTCAAACGTTGCTGCCCAACCTGCTAATTTATTTTCAAACCTATCTACAAAAG